GTTCTTTCTCATGACTGATGTGCTTTGTTATGCGTAGTTATACGCCCTCTTGGTCATTGCGTTGGTGCCCTGGCCATTTGGAAAAATAGCAACTTTTCTGTCCACTATTGGCTTTCACTTCGATCATGTTGTGTTATACTACCTCTTGTTGGTCTGATTTCTTTTCAGATTTTTAGAGGTGTGGAGAAGTTGTTGGTTTCCCCGCTGGCAACTTTAAGATTTGTTCTGGGGATTTTGTTTCTATATAAAAATCAAAAGTTTCATGTGTTGATTTCTTTCTAGGAAAACAGGTATTCTTACCTCCTGTTTCTTATTCTTTGAAATCTACGGAAGTAATGTTTTATTATCGTCGAGTTCTGGCCGCTCCGTAGTGTCCAGTTCACACCATTGCTTCCCTATTTCCAAGATCCACTAGTCAGGACAGCCAGATAAAGACTGAAACGAAGATGAAGTCGTCTGGTGCCGCCCCGAGTCTAGGTCGTCCTGCATTCCGTTCTGGTTTACGACGTACTGTATCCAGTTTAGGAGTGTTGGTGTTTACTAATGTTTCCCTGAGTGCGTCTTTGCTCTCTATAGGTTCAAGCTTAGACTAGATAGGACAAGCGGTCGACCCCGGTGCATGGAGCCGGTTTTTATATCTAACAAAATGTCAACCCCCACTCAAACTTCAGTAGTTAGTCTGATAGCGGATCACAACGCTAATGAAATTGTGAACCAACAAATGGCTGTTTCTCAGCCCTTTCGTTCCCCGCCGTTGGTGGAACAACCTGCTATGTCTTTTCAAGCAGGTATTTACGCTGACGGCACAAAAGCTTGGTGGCATCCTGAATCGGATCAGTCCGTTCGTTACCGATCCACCATTGCTTCCCTTGACTCTGTCTTTGAGTCAACCCGTGCCTCCCGACCCGAGCCCTCGTGGGCGGAAGCGCCGGAAATCAATCAACTCCTGGATGCTATTTCCAGATCAGCCCCTCGATCAGCCCCCCGCGTTCGAGTGGCTCGATCCTGGTTACCCAGTTTCGCTTTGTCGGTATCTCCCATCCGAGAAATCGTGGCGACTGGAGCGCCAGGTGCACAAAGGTCCATCTCTCACAAAGTTCCTCCGAACGCGCGAGATCGGACAGAATCACTTTTTGCAACGACCCCGTCATCGTCAACAATTCGAGAATTTGTACTGGACGGATCCATCTCTGATTCGACAGATCCCTCCTACGTCACTTTCGATTCCTTATCAAATGTGGCTTTCAAGACCCGAACTGGGCGAATTGTTACAATCGACGAGATCAAATCTTTAGAGCTGAAGTTGGCTTCTGAACCGCTTCCGCTCCGTACCAATCCCGCAAGACTTGCCAAAGCTCAATGGCGAGCCAAGAAGGCGAAGAAGCCTCTTGTTCTTGACGATCCATTTGAGTCCCTTCCGGATCTTGTTCAAGATGAGCCAAGGAAGTCCCCTAAGACGACATTCCGTTCAGGCGCGATGCGTGACCGTCCTCGAGATGTGATCGTTCGAATGCGCAAGTATCTGTCCAAGTTTGATAAACATTATGAATTTGGACGGTGTTTCAACTTGTCGTCTGAAGTCGATGTGATCAATCTTATCGAGTTTTACTCCGTTCATTTGCGGACACTCATGGACCGCCGTTATGTCATTACGGATGTTTTGACTGGAACACCGGCCTATTACCGAAAACTCGACTTGTTGCGTCGTCAGTCTGTTGTTCGTTGGATTTCTTCATCAACTGTGCGGCGTTATATTTCGCACATGATGACAATACTCGGAGAATTTGAGTTCTCGTTTGCTTTTGGCCTTTGGAATCATTGGCCCTCTGAACGACTTGCCCCTTTTGAAGCACAGTTCAGTGTCCAGAAGCAAATGGAGACCATTTCACCAGCAATTTTTGAAGGGCTCCCTCCGCGTCCTGCTACGCCTCCCTCTTCCGTTCACGTTCCGCCCGTGTCTGCCTCATCTCCTATGTATGATGAGAGTACTGGGTCAACGCCTTCTGTGTTTGACTTGGATGATGCTCCGGCAGCATTCCGGGCTACGAAAAAGAAGAAGGGATGGTGGGGTTCGATGACGTCTGGTTACAGGTCTGTAACACAATCCAATTTTGTTCAAAAGACTCGGGCAATTTTTCCGTCCCCACCTTTGTTTCCCTCAAAGGCACTTACTGCGGCTGCTATTGCAGGCGCGTCAATTGCTATGGGAAGCGGGTTTGGGCTTTTTGCCGGAGCCGCTGTTACTGCTGTTGTTGCTTCAATTGCTGTGCCCTTAGAGACTGCGACTCGCCAAGTTGCTGAAGACTTGAAGAAGAAGACAGATGATTTATCATCGTCCTGGTCTTTTAAGTCAGTTTTCAACCAAGTGTTGGAGAGCATTAAGAAAGTTTGGCGAGAGTATGTAGATCCCCGAGCTGTAGCCTCATTAATATGGGGTGCATTTTGGCGTTTGTTGACTGTGTATATTACGTTCCGTTTGATTCGGGCAATTATGCCACAGACACTGCTCGATACTTTGTGTGCAGGAGCTGTGTCAGTTTTTCCTTTTATTCCACGATCATTTTTTGAAGTTTTGTTTGCTTCGGTTGCTCCGGTTGCTCAGAGTGATTCCGATGAGGATGAAGAGAGTGATGAAGAGGAAGAGATTGAGAAACAAGCCGGAGAAGGCTTGACATCTACACATATTGTAGATTTTTTGACACGGATTTTGTCATCCGGGAAGAGAGGTTTCAAGGCCACATTTTGGTGGGGTGTAGATTATTTGCCGAAGTTTCATCGGTTGTCACAGGCAATTGAGTATTTCATTAAGAAGGCGAAGGAGTACATTTATCCGGCCATTTCAAATTGGTTGGATATTCCTTTGCCTATTCTGCCAATTGAACATTCGATTATGGCAGCATATGATGAAGCAGTTTTGATTGACGAAACACAACGCATGCTGGGTGGTTGGGGTGTTTTATTTCGCTCTGACCCTCGGTACCAGTTGCGTGTAGATCAACTTGTTCATTCAGTTGCGTCAGTCACTGCAGCATTAGCTCGTACTGTGTCGACGAGTGAAAAGGAGAATAAGATTCATCCTATTGTCCGTAGTCGTTTTGACCAGGCAACTGTTCTAGCACGTAAGTGTCATTCAGAGCTGATGGCTTTTTATTCAAATTCACAGATGCGCCCATTGCCTGTGTGGTTATCATTTAGTGGTGCCCCGGGTGAAGGAAAGTCAAATGCTGTCATGTTTTTGGAGCAGGCCATCAAGAAACAGATGCATCTCCGTGGATTTGAAGGATATTCAACAGAGTTTTCTCAGTTGGATGTCTTTAAAGTTCCCCAAGGTGAGATGTATTGGGATGGTTATGATGGCCAGTCTTTCTTGTTTATGGATGACATTTTCCAAGTGAAGGATCTCCAGATGCGAGCTCAGTTGTCTGCATTTTTGATGGTCTACATGTCGTCAGGACCGTGTCCACTTCTTGTAGCCGATATGACCGCGAAAGGCAAGCGGTATATGACGGCGCCATTTTTGTTTTCCACTTCGAATGAAGCCAAGCCCAAGGATTTGGGTATTGTTCGTGATGACGCCTTGCTGCATCGTCAGACGTTGCCTTTTGATGTCCATCGGCACACGTGTTCGAAACAAGGGTTGTGCCAGGAAAAGTGCCATTTCGATTTCGGTTTGGAGTTCGAAATACGCGCACAGATTCATGATAGCGATAAAGATGATCCTGTCTTTCTTGCGATCAATGGAGAGTCCCGGCCTATCTTGGCAGCTCATGAAATTCCTGCTTTAGCTGTTGCGATCTATGAGAACAATGTTCGGTTTATGGATCGTTACAAGGAGCCTCTGCCTGATGGTCCAACTATTCGGAAGGTTGAGTTGAAAACTCCTCGGATCAAGATTGACTTTGAACCTGATCAGAGTAAGAAACCTGCTGAGTTGGAATTGCCTGTTCAGAAGAAACTTTTTGAGGCAATTATGGCTCGAATTGAACGGTATGTTGACCGAACAGCTCCTGTTCTCAAGAGTCTCGACGGCCGTGTCGAGGAAATTACTGCAGACTTGGAAAAAGATGATTTGCCGGTAAAGCAGATGTTGAAGGTGGAAGAAATTGATTCGCCCCTACCTCTTTCTGCTCGAGAGCGATTGTCTTATCACGCCCAAAAGGTGATGACAAAGTCCAAGCAGTTTAAGGAAGAAGCTGTCTTGAATGCAAAACAGATTTCTGAGGGAATGGAAAAACGTTTCCTTGAGAATATTCGGATGACGCGTGACAATATGCGTCAGTTCTACGCACGTTTTGCGAACAATTCAGGGAATGCGTCGAGTGATTGTGCTCATTTCCAAGCCGTCATGCCGACATCAATGTGGCATTTATGGCGGTTGCAAAAACCCTATGTGACGTCCCTAGGTACTGGTGAGTATTACAAACTCCAGAAGTCATATCATGACTGTCTCAAGAAGTTGGTTGTAACACCGGCTATTGAGTTGGAGTGTGAGAAGATTGAGGCTGGCTTGAATGAGCGGTCTCAGCAAGATTACCAGCAATTCGCGACGTCACCGTTTTTGACTGGGTTTAAGAACTCCTGGTTTTTGTCATCGAATTTGGAGGTCGCTACAGAAGCGGATAGCCTTCAGTATTATTACGAGAAGTATCATACTGGAGAGAAGGATGTACCAGGTGTTGCTTATAGACGTGCTAAGGCGCGTTACGAACTTGGCAAGTTTTTGGGAACATGCTCGTTGTTTACTGTGGCTCTTGCTGTTGTTGGTGGTCTCATTTATGGGATCGTATCAGCAATCAAGAGAGTTTTCAATTTCTCAGAGAAGCCACTTAAGCAGTCAGGACGTTTTGCTGGAGCGAAGGCACGACCCCGTATTAATGTACGGGCTCGACCTGCTCAAAGAGAACCACGTGTTGTGAAGCAAGCTGAGGGTTTGGAAGGAATCGAGAGAGTGTTGGAAGGCAACTTGTTCAATATTGCCACAGGCCACCGGAAGATGTATGCTCTAGGCGTCGGCAAGAATGTATTTTTGGTTAATAAGCATTTCTTAGACGATGTGGAGAGCGATGAGTACATAATGTTTGGTGCTGATGGCTTGTCAAGTATGGTGTCTGTTCGTTATGGAGATTGTACAGTGATAGAGCCCTCGTCACCAAATTATCGGTTCCTGGTTGTTCCTGGTCATCGCCCTGTCCGGACAATCACTCATTTCTTCCGTGACACCTTGATTGATGGAGGACCCATGATCTATCGGATTCATCCTGTTTGGGAGGTTGCGAAGGAGAAGGCTACAGTCTTTGCTCGTATTTTGCAATCGAATACCTGGGAGCGTCTGACGCAAGATATTGAAGACTGTGATTTCAAAGTCTACAATATGGAGAATGCTAACGGAATGTGTGGTGTGCCGTACTACGTGAAGAATATCCGGTCTGGACCTCATATCATAGGGATTCATGGAGCTGGCGCAAGTCGGTCTGATTTGAGTTTTGGAGCGTCTGTTTTACGTTCAGATGTTGAGGATGCTTTGGCTCGGGCTGATGTGATCAATGAGAAGCTCCATGTGCCCGAATTACGTCCGCGTCCTGATGTGGAAGCAATTGTACAACAATCTGAGGAGTTTCCAGCTGGAATTCCCATGCCTTTCATTCCAGGCGTGGAGCATGTTGGAAAGATCACGAAGACATTCCGACTGCAGACCAATACGAAGCTCACTCCGACAAATCTTCATCCGGACTTTGAGTTGTCAGATGAGGAAGGGAAGGTATCAATGGATTTCCCTGAGCTTACTCGTCATCCTGCTCCTTTGAGTGAGAGACCCCTGAATAAGGTTAATCGAAAGTATGCTGAGTTGAAGGAGAAGCCAAACGTGTCCTACAACTTTCCCCAGGAATGGGTGGAGTTGTATCCTAAGGATGCGTTTTTACCAAAGGATTTTTCTTCAAAACGAGCTGCTAAGATCCTTACCCCTCAAGAAGCAATTATGGGGGGTGAAGGTGTTCCTCCGCTTGATCTCACCAAGAGTCCTGGATTTCCATGGACGGCAGAAGGAAAACGCCGTCCTGCTGTTCTCCTGTCTCGACCGGGTGTGGTGGCGCCAAGTTTTTTGGAGTCACTCGAAGAGTTGAAACAGGAACTCAAACAAGGTGTCCGGCCAATGGTTGTACAAGATGCCCTAAAGGATGAGCTTCTGCCGAATGAGGATGTCGCAGCTGGGAAAGTGCGACGTTTTTGTATAGGCGAGTTGAACTATTTGGTGTTGACTATTATGTATTTGTATTACTTTTTAGATGAGTTGGAGAAGCACCCGGCTGAGACTCCGTGTTCTGTAGGGTTGAATGTTCACAATCATGAGGAGTGGGGTGCTCTTTATGAGCGCCTAGACCGCCATCCTAATAAAATGGCTGGTGATTATTCTGGTTATGAGTATTTTATCCCTGCTCAAGGACCTTATCTTTTTGCCGATTTTGTTGATTATGCAGCACCGTTGGATCCAGAGAATTCGACCATACGGCGGAATTTGATCTTGTCTCTGTTGTTCTGCTATCATGTGTTGATGCAGAACTGTTATTTTACAGGGAAAGGAAATTCGTCTGGAAACGGTATTACAAGTGTGTATGGAAGTTACGTGAATGACATTTTTCATTTTGTTGCGTTCATTGCTGCAGGTTATTCACCTGAGGATTATGTGAAGAAAGTGGAGCGAGCATTTTACAGTGACGATTCAGTCGTGTCTGTGAGTGCTCATTGCCCTGAGTACCACATGCTTTACCTTCAGGAGTTTTTCTCTGATTTTGGAGTCGTTTATACTGCCTCAAATAAGGGAGAAATCAAGTTGCCGTATATTGAGTTTTCTGAGATTGAGTATTTGAAAAGGAAGTTTGTTTCGAGAGGCGGTGTGATTTTTGCTCCTTTACGGTTGGCGTCGATCTTAGAAGCCCCTATGTGGGTTGACCGGTCATCCGATGATCACATCGCAGACACAATTAACGCCCTTCGGAGTGTCTTGTGTGAGTTGTTACATTACGGAAAGGAGGATTATGAGAAGTACAGGCGAGTTGCTCGTCGGTATTGTGATGCTGTTGGTCGTCCCACAGTGTTTCCGCATTTCCATCATGCTCAGTTTATGTTGCCTCACCTCGCTGTTATTGAGTGAGGTGGCAACCGGGGGTGCGACCCCGTTAAAAGTCGCCAGTGCTGGAGTCAAGTTGTTTGTTCTTTACAATCAGATGACCGGGATTGACGTTTCCTCTGCTAAAAGCGTCACATTGCCTGCGATTAGAAGTTTCTGCAGGACACCCTCCTTGAGGCAGTTAGTTTGCGTGCTAGCTGTTTATCATTAATTACGCAACCGACCCGCATATTCAGACCCAAGCGGCGCCCCAGGAATTGTCTGAGGATATCGTTCCCAATACGATTGAGACAATTTCAACAACGTTGGCGGATACAGGGACTGCGATGATTGTCCAGCCTATTCCGTCAAACTCATTGGTCGTGCGTCCATTGCCCGACCAGACTCCGACCCGTATGTTGGAGAGGTTGATGCAGATGCCCACTTTCACTTGGACTGTGTCAATGCCAGCAAGTGTAACCACGTTGCCTGCTGCTCAAGTTCTTAATCCATTTAAGTTTCTAATAACGGATGCAACGTGTACATCAATCCAGGATGTAACGCAATGGTATTTCTACATTCGGTCAGACTTGGAAATTCATTTTCGGCTGAATACGAACCAGTTTTACGCTGGTGCTCTTGCTATTTCAGCACGTCCGGGTGGTGTCGGAAACTTCAGTGATAGTTTGCAACAAGCTCGATCCTGGCTTGGCATGAAGATCATTTCTGCTGCAAAGCAGGACACGGTAGTTCTCACACTGCCGTGGCCTTTGCCTGAACGTTTCGTTCCTATTTCTGACATTATTAACAACCGTGGAGTATGGACTGTGTACATTGACATTTTGTCTCCACTGGTTGCTGCAATTTCAAGTCCCTCTGGAATTGATGTGTCCATTTTTGTACGGTTCAAGAATCCTCAGCTTGTGTTTCCATGGCATGCCCAAAGTCCCCACCGTAATCAGAGTGGGAAGCAGGTTGTCAAGCAGTCCGGAAGCAGTACACAAATTAAGCTGCCCCGGTACAAAGCCAAGCGACAGGTTGTCCATGTGTCTACGTCTCATAAGGATCCAGTCCAGGAGGCGCAATCACCTAGTTCCCCTAGTGTGATGTCCACAGTGGGCACGTTGCTTGGTATGATTCCAACTGTTGGCCCAATTTTGGAAGAAGCTACAACACTTATCAACCCAGTCATGTCAATTGTGAGTGCATTGGGTGGTTTGTTGGACAAGCCTGAAATGGATGAGCCTCCGATGCGTGTTTATCCAAATGTTGCAGCTAACATGTGTACTGTGGATTCACCTGATCAGAGTCAGCCCTTGGCAACGTACAAGACGTCGTACCTCAACATTGACCCATCTGTCATACCTGGAGGAGAGAATTGGACTGTTGCACGGGTGGCTCAAACTCCTGTGCTTCATTCCCAGTTCACATTTACAAGTACGAGCAATGAGTGTACTGTACCCTTTTTGGCCAATGGCACGCCTTTTTCGTTGGCTGCCAACTCTCATGCGTTCTGGCGTGGGAGTGTACGCTATATGATAAAGTTCTTTGCATCAGCGTTTATTTCTGGCCGATTGCTCCTTGTACTTTCTCCCTCAGCTACTGCGTCTGAGAACTCGATTGCTAACAATTTGAGTCGAGTAATTGACGTGAAGGGTGATACGACTGATTGTTTTACGGTGCCCTTTGTTTATCCGTATGACTTTTATCCGGGAATTTTGCAGAATCCAGTCCCACCTGCGAGTATGCTCAATTTGCAGTTTTCATTACTGAACCAGATTGTGACGAATGACGTTTCTGTCACACCATCGATCGACATGGTGATCTTTGCGGCTGCTGGTCCTGATTGTCAATTTTCAGGACCCCTGGATGGGTATGAAATGGAATACACCTATCCAAATACGTCAGCCGTGCTCCGTGTTTATCGTGCAAAACTTGCTGCTGCCCGCAAGGCAAGGGAGCGGAAAAAAGATGACATGTTTGACTTTAAAATTGTCAAACAGTGTGATGTTTTTGCTGAGTTCAAAATTGCATTTCCACCATTTATGCAAGATTGTCAATACTTAGCTGACTCACACCACGTGGTTAGTGAGACTACCATGTATGTCACAGATCTGATGAAACGCTACCAAGCAGCAGGTCCGCCCCTAAATTCAGTCACGTCAACTGTTCAGTACCCAAGTACGTACAATCCGGCGTCAGTCACATTGGGGTACCTTTGGAGTAGGTGCTTCATGTTCAAGAGAGGTGGGGTTCGTTACAAGCTCATTTTTGACCCTACCAGTCCTCGAATTACTGCTGCATGGGCGTGCCGCCAAGTTCCTTGGGCGGGCATACCTGTTGGCCGTGCTACGCAAATGAGCTCCAGTTTTGGAAATTCAAGTGTTCTTGACATAACTGTGCCTCATATGGTTCCATTGCCATTTTATTCGGAACCAAATTTACAAAACATGGTTGGTGATGGCATCCCCGTGTTTGCTCTGTCCTCTGGTACAGATGCTGCTCCACAAATCCAGAACTTTCTCACGCTCACTGCTGTGAGAGATGATTTTCAACTTGGCTTCCTCATCGCCCCTGATGTGGTTGCCTCGTGATCTTCCGACCTGCGAAATTTCGTGGGTTGACCCGATTGGGTTACAGGTGTTGAGTCCCTGTTAAGCAACTCGTGACTTGTTCCGAGCTCTGTCTTAGCACACTGTGCGCTGGCCCAATGTGGGGGTTTACCGCTCGAGTCTTTTACTCGCGGCTCACGATTTTTTCC